CGGTCCCGTATGACGCGCTGATTGAGCTAGGACTTTCGCCCGAAGAGATTCAGGCAGCGGCTCAGTCTCGCCCCCTGGTGCTGGCCATGCAGGCTGACAAGCAACCGGGTGCCTACTTCAACGTGGATGCTGCCCGGCGTGCCATCAAGGCCACTGAGTCTTTCAAGCACACGAAGGGCAGATGGGGTTCAAGCCCCCTCAAGCTAGCCCCGTGGCAAATCGTCTGGGTTATCGCCCCCGTCTTCGGGTGGCTGTGGTATGACCCGGAGATTGAGCGGGAAGTGCGCGTGATCCGGTCCGTCTGGATTGAGGTTCCGCGTAAGAACGGCAAGTCAACCCTGTCTTCCGGCATTGGGCTCACGCTCCTGTTGGCTGACCGGGAACACGGTGCGGAAGTCTACGCGGCGGCTGGTTCGCTGCCACAGGCTGAGCGCGTGTTCGATGACGCTAAGCGCATGGCGCTGACTTCCAATGCCGTCAAGGGACGCGTTGAGGTCTTGCGCGGAGTCATCCGGGTGCCCCGTACTGGTGGCGTCTTCCGGGCGCTGTCCAAGATTGCCGAGACCGCCCACGGACTGAACGTGTCCGGGGCCATCGTTGACGAAGTCCACGTTCACAAGAAGCGTGACCTAGTCGACGCTATCGAGACCGGCACAGGCGCACGTGATCAGCCATTGGTTGTCTTCATCACGACTGCTGATGAAGGCGAAGAGGGTTCGATCTATGACGAAAAGCATGTCTATACGCGTCGCCTATCTGAGGGCGTCATTGATGACCCTGGTCACTACGGGGTCATTTGGGCTGCCGAAGAGGCGGATGACCCCTTTGACGAAGCCACCTGGTACAAGGCCAACCCTGGTCTAGGCACCAGCCCGTCACTGGCGTACATGCGCCGTGAAGCCGCTAAGGCGAAGTCCACCCCCTCTTACTTCCCAACGTTCTGCCGCCTGTCTCTGAATCGACGCATGCGCGCTGCAACCCGCTGGCTTCCCATGCCTATGTGGGACGCGAACGCTGGCGAAGTCGATGACAAGAAGTTCCGGTATCGGCGCGCGTGGGGTGGGGTCGACCTATCCGCCGTGTCGGACATGTCCGCGTGGGTCATGGCCGTTGAGTCCCGGCAGCCTGGTGTTGAGCTTGAGTTGATCTCCCGCTTCTGGCTACCAGAAGAGCGGGTTGATGAACTTGAGGCACAGCTACAGGTGCCGCTACGGCTGTGGGTCCGGGAAGGCTGGATTCAGCTAACCGAAGGTGACGCCATTGACTATGCCGCGATTGAGCGTCAGATCATTGACGATTGCCGCCGGTTGAATGTCCAGCGCATCAGCTATGACCGCATGTTTGCCGGTCAGCTTGTGCAGCGTGTTGACCATAAGACCCGGGGCGTTGACCTGGTGCCGGTCGCACAGACCTACCTAGGCATGGGCCCTGGTTCGAAGGAACTTGAGCGCATGTTGCGTGAAGGCAAGATCCGGCATGGCGGGAATCCCGTGCTTCGCTGGCATGCCTCATGCGTAGAGATCCTGACGGACGGCAACGACAACTTCCGACCCGTCAAGCCGAACCGGCAGAAGTCCAGTGCCCGCATTGATGGCATTGCCGCTGCCGTGATGGCCATGGACGGCTACGTACGTCGACCCCTCAAGAAGGCGCGTGCCGCTTCCGCATAACCACTTCCGAAAATCCGTAGGTGCCGACCCGGGGAGGGCGCATGGCGCTGACGCCACTAGATGACCTGAACCGGCTGTACGGCAAGCTAAAGCGCCGTGCTGGTGCCGCTGAGGTCTGGTCCAACTACTACAACGGGAACGTGCCGCTTAAGTTCGCGTCCCCGGAGTTCAAGGGCCAGACCGGTTCGCTGTTCGATGACTTCTCTGACAACTGGTGTCAGGTGGTCCCGGATGCGACCGTTGAGCGCCTGGTGCCTATCGCCTTCCGCCTGAATGACGGGACGATTGACCCACAGGCGTGGGACGCGTGGCGACGGAATGAGGCTGACGTTGAGGTTGGCCTAGCCTTCCTTGAGGCGCTGATTGCCGGTCGCTCCTTCGGTCTGGTCTGGAAGCCGGACGGCATCAATACGGAGATCACGTTTCACGACGTGCGGCAGGCCATCGTTGACTACGTTCCCGGCAAGCGCCGTGTTCGTCGCGCTGGTCTTCTGCTGTGGCGTGATGGTGACCAGGAACGGGCCAGCCTGTTCTACCCGGATGCCGTGTACCTGTGGGTGCGGACGGTCGGTCAGCTAGACGGCTACGGGCACGAACTGTCAGCCACCTTCGGGGGGTCTGGTTGGGTGTCCGCTGGCACGCTGCCTAACCCGCTCAAGGTGGTGCCCCTGGTGGCGCTTGAGAACCGTGCACGCTTGCGCGGGAAGCCCACCAGTGAGATTGCCAGCGTTGCCCCGCTACAGGACAGCGTGAACACCCTGTGGGCTCACCTGATGACGGCGGCTGATGAACGGGCCGTGCCCGCGCGTGCTGTGCTGGGGATGGACCGGCCAACCAAGGAGATCCTTGACCAGGACGGCGAAGTCATTGGGGAAGAGGATTTGCCCATTGACCGGTTCCGGCGTGACCGCCTTCTCTGGCTTGAGCGCGAAGGCGCACAGATTGCGGAGTTCAGTGCCGCTGACCTGACCAACTACACCAGCGTGATTGAGACTGCCGTCCGGCACATTGCTGCCCAGACGCGCACGCCCCCGTCTTACCTGACCGGGGAGATGGTCAACATCAGCGCTGATGCCCTGGTGGCTTCCGAAGCCGGGCTAGTGGCGAAGGTGCAAGAAAGACAACGCTATTTTGGCGCGGCGCTACGCGAACTGATGAGGCTTGAGGCGTTGGCGTCTGGCGACGCTTCCCGCGCTGAGGCAATCAGCATGGGGTCTGTCGTCTGGCGTGACGCTCAGTTCCGTTCTGAGGCTCAGTACGCGGATGCCCTGACGAAGTACAAGGCAATCAACGTGCCGGATGAAGCCCTATGGGAGCGCATGCCGGACACCACGCCCGAAGAGATTGAGCGTTGGAAGTCCATGCGGGATGACCAGGCTGCCGCCATTACCGGCGGAAGCATTGCCGCCCTGTACGGACCGAAGCCGGATATCACGTCAGGGGATGTTGTCCCCGCTGAATAGGGGGCACCATGGCACGGCGTAAGTCTCCGAAGAACATGACTGACGCTGAGCTTCTGGACACTCTCAAGGAGATCAACCGCCAACTAGACGCTGTCATTGAGGCAGCCGGGTGGGATGACTCTGGTCCGGAAGCTCAGCGGCTCATGGCTGAGTCTGAGAAGTACGCCAGTGAATCCCGGGCACGCTCAGCGGCCAAGGATGCGGCTACGGCTGAGGCCAAGAAGGCTGCCCAGAAGGATGAGGCAGCCAAGAAGCGGAAGGCGAACGCTGCCGCTGGCCGGAAGTACACGCCGGATGCTGAGGACGTTGAGAGTGTTCTACGGCAGGCGCTTCACGCTGAACAGGTGGCGGAAGACGGCAAGACCTATCGCGTCTACCTGGGCAACCGGTCGCGCAAGCAACAGCAAGCCATCCGGGAACTTGCTGCCGAAGGCTTCCTAAAGAAGGTTGGCCGGGGCGGCAAGTCCATGCTAGGTGGCAGCCGCGAAGCTGAGGCGTACAGCGGTCAGTCATTCGTCATCACTGATGAGGGCAAGGACCGGCTACGGGACATCCTGACTGCCAAGGGTGAGCCTTTCCCGGACGCGAAGCCGAAGCCCCCGACGAAGCCCGCTGCCACCATCAAGGCAACCCCTAGGCCGGATGCGCCGGGGGAGTCACGGCCGAACCTGAGAGAAGCCCGTGCGGGTAGCTCAACGGCTGCCTCACGGCGTTTGGCTGAGGCCCGGTACGAAGAGGTGGCCCGGACGTCCCGGGGCGTTGTAACGGCCGTACAGGAGATTTGGACCCACATAGCACCTGACCGCATCCTGTCTGCCTTGCAGGGGGAGAACGGCCTAGCCATCCTCAACGCGGTCACCCTTGGCCAACTGTCAGCGGCTCAGGGCGCAGAGATGTTCGTGACTAGCGCGATGCTCAGTCAGGGCGCAGCGTCCAGTACCGCCGGGCTGTTGGTCCCTAGTCAGCTTGCCGGTATGGCGGCTGATGGCCGGTCGCTGGCAACCATGCTGTACATGCCCGGCATTACTACTTCCCGCGCGCTTGCGCTGGGGGCTACTCCGGAACAGGCGTCAGTCATGGGACTGAATCAGCTTGCCCGGATGGTGGCAACAACGATCACGGATACCGCGCGCACGGCTACGTCAGTCGCGATGACTGCCAACACGTCTTGTGTCGCCTACGTCCGGGTGGTCAAGCTACCGGCTTGCTCAAGGTGCATCATCTTGGCCGGTCGGCAGTACACGTATTCGGAAGGCTTCAAGCGCCATCCGAAGTGTGATTGCGGTATGGAGCCCATGACCCATGACGAATGGAAGTCACGGGAGACCGCACAGAGCCCCGAAGACCTTTTCAAGGCAATGACCCCCGAAGAGCGCCGTAAGCGCTTCGGCACTGCCGGGGCTGATGCCCTTGAGAACGGGGCTGACATGGGGCAGGTAGTGAACGCGCGACGCGGGATGGCTACCACCTCAACAGGCAAGCGCGTGACCACTGAGGGGACCACGAAGCGGGGCATTGGCGCGAAGGCGCTTAAGGCTCAGGGCTTCCAGAAGTCCGCCGGTAGTCGGTATGAGCGCGTGAAGGAAGCGCGCCTAATGCCTGAGCAGATTCTCAAGCAAGCCCACGGCAACCGTGACTTGCAACTCGCCTTGCTTAGGAAGCATGGCTATATCACCTAGGAGCGATTCCGAGTGAGCGACACCACCAGCACCAGCGCTGAGGGCACCACGGCTGAGGGGACTGAGTCCACCAGCACGGAGGAGACCGGCACCAGCACCACCACGGAGACCAGCGCTGAGACCAGCACTGAGACCACGGGTGAGGCGGAGCTAGGCGACGCTGGCAAGAAGGCAATCAAGGCGGAGCGTGATGCCCGCAAGGCTGCCGAGAAGGAGCGCGACACCCTCAAGGCTGAGGCTGACCGGCTACGGCGTTCGAACGCTGCGGTTAAGGGCACGGACCTTGAGGCCATCAAGGCGGAGATCCGGGCGGAGTTCACTGCTCAGCTTTCGGAGACCACCATCAAGGCTGAGGCCAAGGGGCGGCTACATGACCCGTCTGACGCGCTCCTGTACATCAAGCCCGCTGAGGTCAACGGTGAAGACGCCATCAAGGCAGCCATTGACCAGCTTCTCAAGGACCGGCCGTATCTAGCGGCTCAGGAGTCCGGCGGGAAGCCGTGGGGTGATGTTGGCGGGGGCAAGACCCCTTCCACTGAGCCTGAGCCTGCCACCCCCGAAGAGCGCATGCGCCGGGCGTACGGCAGCAAGTAACCACCTCCGGTTTTTCGGAGGTGACCCCATACCTAGGAGATAACACATGTCCCTAACTCTGGCTGAGGCCGCGAAGCTCTCTCAGGATGACCTACAGCGTGGTGTCCTTGAGACCTTCGTTCAGGAGTCCCCCCTACTCGACCGCATCCCGTTCCTGACGATTCAGGGCAACGCCTACGCGTACAACGAAGAGGCGACGCTACCGGGCGTTGAGTTCCGCGCGGTCAACGGTTCGTACTCTGAGTCGACCGGTACCGTCAACCCGAAGTCTGAGAAGCTGGTCATCCTGGGTGGTGACGCTGACGTTGACCGGTTCATCGTCCAGACGCGCGGCAACCTGAACGATCAGCGTGCGGTGCAGACCCGTATGAAGGTGAAGGCGGCTTCGTACAAGTTTCAGGATCACTTCATCAACGGTGACACGGCCGTTGACGTGAACGGCTTTGATGGTCTCAAGAAGCGTCTGACCGGCGCCCAGGTGATCCCGGCAGCGACCAACGGTATGGGCCCGGTTGCTGGTGGACACGACTTCTTCGACGCGCTAGACGCGCTGATCGCTCAGGTTCCCGGCATCAACGGCGGCAACGGTGCGCTGTACACCAACGCGAAGGTGATTGCCAAGATCAAGTCTTCGGCCCGGCGTCTGGGTGGCGTTGAGATGGTCCGTGACGCCCTGACTCAGAAGATGGTTGCGACGTACAACGGCATTGCCCTTCTGGACATTGGCCAGACGGCGGCTGGTGCGGACATCATCCCGCAGACGGAGACTCAGGGCACGGCTTCCGGCACGGCTTCCAGCATCTACGCCGTGAAGTTCGGTACCGCTGAGGGTGACCAGGCCGTGACCGGTCTGACCAACGGTGGCGTTCAGGTGCGTGACCTGGGTGAGCTTGACACGAAGCCGGTTTACCGGACGCGTCTTGAGTTCTACACGGGTCTTGCCATCTTCGGTGGCAAGGGTGCGGCCCGTCTGACCGGCGTTCTCAACGCGTAAGGAGGTTGGCTCTTGCCCCCGAAGGCAAAGGCCGTAACTCCTGATCTGCCGCACGCTGAGGCTTGCAAGGGCCCCCGGGTGGAGTGCTTCACGGCGCTCCGCCCGGATGGCTCTGAGGCTTCTGTGTCGCGCTGTCAGGACTGCGGCGAACAGACCACGAAGTAACTAGGAAGGGTGTCCCATGGCACTGCCCCCGCTGGCCACGGTTGATGACCTAGCCGGGTGGATGCAAGTTGATCCGGGCACCCTTCCGGCTTCGGCAGCGTCCACGCTGGACATGGTCTCTGCGATCATCCGGAAGGAAGCCCGTAACGACTTCCAACGCCGGGTAACCACGCTCAGGCGCAAGCCCTTTGAAGGCGTGATCCGGCTGCCCCTTCGGCCGGTTGTCTCTGTCGACGCTGTGACGCGTGACGGGATACCGGTTGACCATGACTGGGATGACGAGACAGAACGGCTCTTCGTGAGCGGCTGTGAGCGCGTCTCAGTGACTTTCACGCACGGGTACGCATCAGTGCCCGGGGACGTCGTGGCAGTGGCTCTGACAGCCGCTCAGCGCGTTCTGAGCAACCCCAATGACCTACGGCAGGAAACCGTTGGAGCGGTCAGCGTCACGTACGCGGCTGAGACCATCGGCGCTTCCCTGTCACAGGCGGACCGTGACCTACTCGGCCGGTACCGCCGGACCTTCGCTGTGGGGCGTGTCCTGTGAGCATGCTCTTTGGCGAGACCGCAACCCTGGTCCGTGCCCCGCTCAAGGTCGATAAGTACGGCAACACCACCAGCGAACGGGACTGGGCAAACGCGACGCGTACGCCTTACCCGGGCCTGATGGTCCAGCCGGACGGGTCGACTGAGGCAGTGGGGGACCGGCCGTCAGTCATCACAGGTTGGCGGCTGATCACTCCGAAGGGCCGTGACTTCCCGGCGCTGGCAACTGACCGCGTTGAGTGGGAGGGGCTAACGCTGGCCGTTGATGGGGAAGTTGGCCGGTTCAAGATCCGGGGTCGACTGCACCACGCTGAGGCTCGATTGAAGAGGGTGAGTGGATGAGCGGCCCGGTTCGTATCCGGTACAACTTCGACTTCATCCGGGGCCTGACTACCTCCGAAGGTGCACAGCGCGTCATCTTGGCTAAGGCCCGTGATGTTGACGCTGCCCTACGGAGCGTGGGGGTTCAGACGAAGGTTGACACTCAGTCTGGCCCTGCCCGTGCACGTGCGGCTGTGATCGCTGGCTATGAGGATGGCGCACACGCTGACACCACCAGGCGGAATCTCCTGCTAGCCCTTGATGCGGCGGCTGATCCCGGTGACTAAGCCCGTAGTTGTCTTCCCTGACGCTGTCCTGGTCACCATTCAGTACATCCGGAGTGCGCTGCCTGGTGTGACTGCCGTGTCCCGGGTGCCTAACCCGCGTCCGGCTGAGTTCGTGCGCATTGAGCGCCTAGGCGGTATCCGCCGGAACCTGATCCTTGACCGGCCACGCATTGATGTTGAGTGCTGGTCTGACAGCGAAGAGGGCGCAGAAGCCCTGTGTTCGAAGGTGCGCGCGTACGTGCTGGCTATGGCTGGCAAGCGGGGCACCACCACTGTCTATGAAGTGGCCGAAGTGTCCGGCCCCATGTGGCTGCCTGACTCAGTGTCCGGCCAGCCGCGTTACTCATTCGCTGTTGAGTTCTCCACCAGGGGAACGGAATTGGAGACCGCATGAGCGGCAACACTGCAAACCCCCGTCTATGGGAGGGCGCTGACCTATGGACGGCCCCTGTTGCTACGGCACTGCCCGTTGCCCTTGATGACGGCATGGCGACCATTCCCGCATGGAAGGCCGTTGGTCTCCTGAGCGAGGATGGCGCGTCTGAGTCCCGGGATGAGGATTCGTCCGACTTCTACGCGTGGGGCGGCAAGCTCATTCGCACGAAGCGGAGCAAGCACAAGCGCTCTATCACGGTGACGTGCCTTGAGGACAACCTGACCGTGTTCGGTCTGGTCAACCCTGGTTCCA